ACATTTGTGATGGATTTAAATATGGTGTAGAAACTCTCTGTGCTTTGGTTGGTTGGCTTGGGTCAAAGCCTGGCACATTACCTTGTGGTGATTCGTAATCTGGATTTGGTTCTCCTTCTATAGTAGCTGTAGTATCTGTTGTTACTTCTTTTTTATTTATTAAACTTAATTCTGCTGCTTGTCTATCAACTAAACCAGGATAATTTTCTTTATCTTTATCTGATACAGTGTTATTCCAAACTTCAGTAATAGCATCTGCGTCTCCACTAGCTATTGTCTCATATAAACTTTTAGATTTTAATTGCTCTGGTCTATTAAATGTTCCCACTACCATGCCATCATATTGACCTTGGGTAAATGTTACATTGTAATTTTTCATTCTTTGATTTACAATTCTTTCAATTTCTTTTAAATCTTCTAATAACAATTTGTCAGCTTCTTCTTCTGTAATTGTGTCACCTAATTCAAATTGTTCGCCACCACTTAAATTACTATGTCCATAACCAATAGATATAGATTCTCCATCTTGATACGCTGTTAACTGTAATGTTTCGTATTCTTTTATAATTTCTATTGCAGGAGGTGATATTTCCATTTCCATTATATCCTCACATTTGTTCTAGGAACTGGTGTGTTCTCTGCTGCTTTTAATCCTGCTAAATTCTGACTCATTCTGTAAAAAGTTTCGTCTTCTTGATTAGCTACTTCTTGTAATTCTTCTCTTGGTTCAAATATTTCATCTAACACTTCTTGTCCACCCTCTGAAAGAATATCTAAATCTGGTTCTTCTGCACCTGTACCTGGATTAAATACTGCTTGACCTTGCAATGCGTTACCTTGCCATGTAAGTGATGGTTCTGAACCTTGACCTAATCCTTGTAATGATGTTCTAAAATCTGCTCCTGGTCCTGTCTCTAGCTTACTTCTAATGTATTGTTTTTCATATTGTGACAATGGTGAACCTTTTCTTGTCTTAGCTTTCTTTAGCATTTCATCTACAAACTCATCCATTTGTTCATCATCAAATGTATATACACCTTGTGATGCTACTTGTTGACTCTTAGATACACCTGCTAATAATTTAGTTGCTGCATTCCATGACATCTGACCACCATTGTTCATAGAAAACTCCATAGCTAATTTAATTCCTTTAAGAAACTCTGCATCTATCTCTGAGCCATAAGTCTTGTTTAAATCTATTAATCCTGCAACAGCTAGTAGTCCTTTAGTTTGAGTAATCATAAATGGAGACATCTGTCTAGCTTGTGCACCTATATCACTAGGTAGATAAACATACTTCCATGCTTGACCTGAACCAAATAATTTTCTTCTAGCTTCTTGATATTCGTCTAATGTTAAAAATTCTTCTGCCATTATCTTGTTATACAAAGGACCATCTTTAGCGTCAGTAACTTCTGTTCTTACTTCATACTGTGCATAAAAGTTATTACCTAATGGTTTATATTTCTCTGATTCCTCTGGTGATAATAAATTTAAGTATTGTTCTTCTGATGAATTACTTACATTTCCATTATCAGTGGTAGGATTGCCTTGTGTA